GCAGAGTCATCAATAGTAACAACTGTACCTGCGTATGCTTTGTAAATAGCTTCGTGATCGTATGCCATAATCAGTTTTTAATTAGATTATACACGGAAGTAATCATGCTGACACCTCCTCTAGAATAATATGACTTGCTGTATAGCCATAACTTGAATCAGTGCCATCGGTATGCGATCTGTTAAGGTAAAGAGTCATACTACCGCCACTAGAATGACTTAAATAAATTTGATATGTAGTTGCTGAAGTTGTGCTTGGAGAATCTATATAATTAAAAGGAATAGTAGACACTTGCCATTGATAATCTATCAACTCACTACCAATAACACCTGTTTGCCGACTTCCAGCAGTTTCAGAACTTGAAGCTGCACTTAGCTCTGAGCCACCTTTAAATAATTTTATATAAACTGTGTTAGATGGATTACTCATTCCAACAGTAACACTTCCAGATATTTTTACTTTACTTGATGTAGAAGTAGGGGTTATTGTAGCTGACAACACAGCAGAAGAACCATTAGAACCACTACCAACACTTTGAGATACATTAGTTCTTGTTTCTCCCATTATTGTTTGAACTATCCCACCTCCTTGACCAGTTGCTACTCCCGCTGTCGGTATTATGCTGTTGACTTTTAATGTACTCATTTTCTAATTTTTAAATTAATTATATATCTTTTTACACCACAGTCCACGTTTCTCCCGCACCTACTGTAACCGTTACTCCCGCTTGTATCGTAATCGGACCAAAACTTCCGGCGTTTTGCCCGTTTGTTATCGTATAGCTTTGCGTAACAGTTTGATCGTTTTCCCAAAAAATATTATCGGTTCCGGCACCCTGCGCTCCGGCTCCCGCCGCCGCCCAACTAAGGTTTCCCGAAGCATCAGAAACTAAAGCATAACCAGAAACCGTAGCGTCAGCAGCCGGTAAAGTCCAAGTTAAGCTACTAGAAATCGTCGCCGGAGCCTGAAAGCCAACATAATGTGAACTATCATTATCGGCGAACCTTAAGTCATTTTGTGCTTGCAAAGTTATACCGTTTCCATCAAAAATCATTCTTTCAGTTCCACCCGAAGAAAAACCCATAATATTTGCACTTTTTCGGAAAAGCCCTAAATCACTATCAGTATCAAATGCTATAGCAGGGGCGGAGGCACTATTAGAATCATCGGCTAAAAACTGCCCCGTCATAGTTCCGCCAGATTTAGAAAGAAGGCCTAAATTAACTTGATCTATATTTCCAATAGTTGTAAAGGCTCCGTTAGAAGAATTTCTTACTTTTAATTCATCAGAAGTAGAATTTAAGAAAAGCATTCCGGCAACACAAGCCGAAGATGCTAAATCGCTATCAGCGGAACTAGAATTACTAGATTGTAAAGCCTTTAAACAAGCTTGTATATCTAGCCGGACAGTTTGCCCCGAGGCATTATCTATATCGTAGTTAGTAACAATAGACATAATTAGGTCGTTCTTTTACTTATATTAACCACCTTTACCAAAGCCAACAGCACTATAAGTAAAGTTCCTACTAATACTACCATTACTAGAATCTTTAAAATGAACGGTAAAGCCGGTTCCCGTTATATTTGTTAATTCGTAATAGTCGCCAGATGCCATATTTTGTGGAGATATTACTATACTCGGTAAAAAATTATTGTTATTTCCTAGTCCTGTCGTTCCCGTAAAAAATGCGTGGGAAAATGTAACATTTTTAGCTCCGGCTCCTGAACTTATTACACTTGATTGTTCTGTTCTAGATAACATCGTTGCCGTATAACCTAATTGTTGTAAATTCATATTTTGGGCGGGGTCTGTAGTTTCTAAAGTTGCTCTAAACTGAAAAGCCCTTCCTTTAAAAGTACCGTTCGCAAAATTATTAAACGAAGAGTATGTAGGCGAACTACTTGGATTATCTGTAGTAGTTCTTACCGCTAACTTTGCGTTTGCCTCATCAGCTACATCTCCGTCCCAAGAAGTCCATGTATCAACAAAACCGGTACGACTATCAAAAAGGTTGGAAGGATAATAACCGGCTCCCTGAAAATGCCTTTTTAAAACTAAACTAAAAGTTCCTCCTAAATCTAAAGTATCTACAAAATCGTAAGTTCCCGTTGCTTTAGTAGCGGGTGAGACTATAGCGTTACTCACTAACTTTAAACCCCCTACAGAAACATCATAAATAGTATTACTTTTAGCTCCATTAAAAGGGGTTCCGTCGGTATCTTCTCTGTCGGTTTTAACCGTTATAGAATCTAAAAAATCTACTAGACTTAAATTTACTTTAGTTGCATTAGCACTGAACCTTCCGCCATCATCTTGAAACTTTAAAATATAAGTTCCCTCTAAAGCGGGGCATATAACTTCGGTACTATTTCCCGCAACGGCTTCTACAATATCTTGAGCAGATTGGAAAGTAGCGGCTCCTCCCGTTCTATTAGTATGCCTTACATATACTCGCCCTCCATGTAAAACATCTATGGCTTGAGCTTGAGAAAACCTTAGTCTTACAAACTGTTCATTTATAGGTTCTATAGTTAGATCAGCAACATCTTCCGGAACGGCGGTTTTACCCTGAGCGGTAAAAGTAGTGCTAGTAGAATTAGTAGATATTTGTAAGGCAGCGTTATATGAAAAAACCTCAAAAGTATATAAACCTTTAACCGTATCTAATAATTCATAGTCACTAGAAAAAACAACTTCATTAATAGAGTTTCCGTTTTCTAATTTATAACTTACTAAATATTGAGTTACGCCTTTTACAGGCTTCCAATCTACTATTAATTTACTTCTAGCTATATTATTTATTACTACTATTTTTTCGCTTACAGTTAAACTGCTAGGAGGCGGAGCGGGTTGATTTAAAAGTGAAACCGTTCTAGTAGGTAAGGCAACATTATTTTCTATAAAAGCATATTTTCCTTCTCTATAAGCTAACGCCGAAATAGTATAATTTACTTCATCTTGTTCTTCTACTGATAAAACTCTAAAAAGCTGCGTTTGCAAAGTTGTACTAGAAATAACATAAGGAGCGTTAACGTTCGGTACGGAAGAGAAACTTGAACTTACTGTTAAAACCGCCCCGTTAATATCGCTTATATCTTTTTCTTCTATAGTTCCATTCGATAAAATAACACTTAATTTAGGGTTATCATTTAAAGCCGGCAGAGTAGTATTAGCTAAAGAATCTACGGTAATAGAAGTAGAAGTAGCTGCTACTACTCTTCCTCCTCTTCTTACTCCCGCTCTTACTGGATCATTTACGGCTATAACTGCACCCGGTCGAACAATGCTTCCACTATCTATAGAAGTAGAAAATGTAATTGTTTCAGCTTCGTTCTGTTCTGCAAATAAAATAGCCCTTCCCAAACGAGCGGCCTGATTTCTAGATGTACAGGCAAAAGCTTTTACTTTTTTTATTAATACGCCTAATTTAGCTATAGCGTTAGAATCTTCTACGACTTCGTAATCTATTTCACGACTATCCATATTAAAATAACTTACGGAAACTACTGAGTGTCTTTGTTTTAAAGAGCTTCCCGAATAACTAAAACCCTCTTCTCCTACGTTTGATAAATTAAATAAATAACTCGGATTAGTTTCTTTATCTTGTGAAAGTGATAGAGAACCGTTAGACCATATAGGCATACACCTCATAACTCCCGATAATTCATTAATGACGGCAAACGCTTCTTTAGGAGTTTGAATATTTACATTACAACTAAATCTAGGTTCTTGAGTACCCGAGCCAGTTCCGTCATCTACTAAAGTATTAGAATATTTGCTTGCATTAAAAAAACTAAAAAGATCAATACTTTCATATATTTTTGCATCATTACTTTGATCGGGAGCTAAATGATCGCCAAAGCCATAACGTTTAGTAACTAAAAGATCAAGAAGTATAAAAGCGGGACAAGTAGTCCATACTGCCGAACCCATATCGCCATTAAAAACGTAGTTAGAAGGATAAATTATCCTGCCATTTAAAGGGTCTACGGTAGGAGTTAAACCGTTATTTGTAGCCGGTATTCTAACTTTGATTCCTCTTATTCTATATTTTCTAGAAGGAATATTACTAAATTGTTTACTATCTAAACGTAAAGCGACGTATGCACTATTAGGGAAAGCGTTATTATTATCCCTTACTTCTTGTAAGCTAGTAAATTGAAAACTGTTTACTCTATTACTTTCGGTACTATCAGCGGTAACTCTTTCTACTCTTACATCTACGGGAAAATTTCCGCTTAGATTAATTCTATGATCTCTTGCATAAGCATCTGCCGTTCTACCCGTAACGCTTGTTTCTACCCTAGTAGTAAAACTTGATTCGCCTTGAAACTTAGTAAGTATTTTATATTCAACAGTATCTCCTCTTAGATCTCCGTCTTCTTCCGCAACTTGTATTTGCGGCCAAGTTAAAGTAACTATAACTGCATTCGGATTATCAGAAGTATTTGCTATTTGCCTAGTTACCGGATTCGCAACCGTAACCGTAGTATTAACTCCTGTAGGAGAACTCGTAGTATTAGGAAAACCGGAAACAAATGTTTGATTAGAGGTTCCAAAACGTGATTTAAACGTTACGTCTTGAAAATTAAAATCAGAACTATCAGGGTTAGAATTATTTGCACTATCAGAAAGAACGGGAGTATCGTCTAAAAATACGTCTTTTAAACTTGCATTATCGTAAGCAGTTGTCCCTTTAGTTAGTCCGGCTTTACTAGCTGAAGCAAAACCTTCTATTTCTCCTTCAGATATTAAATCTATTAAAGAGGCGAAAGACCTACTATGTAAAGTATCGGGTGCACGATAAGGAGGGGGAGGGTTTCTAGAACCACCACCGCCTCCGGCTCCTCTTATAATTTTATTTTCGTTTTTCATGCTTCTACTTGGTTAGTGTCGACGGCTGCCGATATCACAACGGAGCCGGTAAAAATTTCTCCATAAACAATAGGAACCGGAGTACCCGCCCTTGATGTATTTTGAACTCCACTAAAACTAAAAGATAGTTGAGGATCTTCCTCAGAGCTAAATTTTTGAGGCTCCGGCAAAGGAAATAACATATCCGTTACTCCGGTTAATAAAAGTCCGGCTCCTATACCAAAAGCCGCTTTAGCTCCAAAACTAGCTGTAGCAAAACTAGCCCCAAAACCTTTTCCGAAAGTTAAAGCCTTTGCCCCAAATGCACCTCCGACACCAAAAGATAAAGCTAAAAGTGCTCCTCCTAAAAGTATCTTTCCAAAATTACCTCCTTGCCCCGTTATAACTGGTATAAAATGTATATCTTGCCTACCGACGGGATAATCTAATTCTTTTTCATCTATAGCATAGTCGCCAATCTTTACTTGATAATAATTAGGAGTCATTAATGACTCTAAATGAGGAAAATTATTTATTAAAAAACTTACGGCCTGTTTTATATTACTTACTCTTACATTAAATTCTTTTTCTCCTACGGCTTCGGCAAGTTCGCCGTAAAGTTTTATTTTACGATGCATAACGATACCTCCCTCCCGTACATTTTAACAACCATTCTGAATATGGCTCTTTACATGAAAGTCTATCGGCTAAATGATGAATTATCTCCCCCTCATAAAAAATTGCGACATGATTTAATCCTTTACTAAATATAGACATAAAAAGAAGATCTCCGTTTTCTAAATTTTCATCGGGTCTTAATTTTCTAAAACCAGTACGCCAAGCACAGCTTTCAAACATCGGTTTTTCTAAAAACTCTTCGGGCGTTGTAGGTCTTTTCCAATCTCTTAAAATAATATTTTTTTCTTCTTTATACCAATCTCTAACTAAACTCCAACAATCTGTTAATCCCCAAACCCATTGCCTACCAAAAAAAGGAGGTTTATATCCCGTAGGTTTACAAAACCCCCATGTTTCGGTTTCGGGATTAACTATGTGCCAAATTAAACCACTTTGTTCACAACTTATTAGATCTGCTTGCGAAGGAGTCGGGGGCGTTTTAGGGTGACTATGCACTATACCAATAATATCGCCTAGATTATCCCCTTTTATATAATCTTCGGGGTCTAAAATGAAACATTGATGTGAAGATAAACTAAGATTTCTGCAAGGAAAATATTTTTCTTTTCCCCTAATATTTAGTAAAAGTCCGCAACATTCTTTCGGGTTTTCTTTTTTAGCGTGTTCTAAAGCTTCTTTTTTCCAAGTCATGAAAAAGTTCCGATAGAGGGAAACTCCGTTCTAGTACATTGTCTTTTAGGACAATTTACGCCCGCTATATCAGTCGGGGCTGCTAACTCAAACTCAACTATATCTCTATTTTCGCTAGATTTTCTATCTATTTTAAAAACTTGTTCTTCTATAATTGCTGTATTATCGGCTGTAGGGTTTTGGCCATTACTAAAATTTACGGCGTCTATAAACTTAACCATAGTTCTTGTTCTTACAAACTTAGCTCCCGTTAAATCGTTTCCTTGTGTTGTTTCGTTTACCGTAAGAAGTAAAGCAGAAATTAAACCCGTCGCATTACTAACCGTTAATTTAGGTCTAGGAATCTGCCCCTTCTGATATGCAAAACCCTCCGCCTTTATAGGAAAACGAAGGTAACTATTTCCTTGCCATACTATTTCTCCGTTAGCGTCTAAATTACTACCGGCGTGAAACCTATAAACTGTACTAGCTCCATGTAAAGTTTGATCTAACGTTAAAGTAAAAAGTTCTATAATCCCTGAAGGATTAATATTTTGTAGATTACTAAAACAAACAGCACTTACGGACATTAGTTAGGTTCGAATACTTCTCTAAATGTAGCTCTAACGGTAGAGCGATTACTTAATATCATATCTTCGTTAAATTTTTCGCATACATATTTCCCTTCTACACCGTTAGGGGGGGTAAAATCGAAACTAGCATTATCTAGAAATCTAGCTTCTAAAAAACTCATAATAGTATTTGCATCGGTTAAAGAAACGTTGAAAGTTAAATTATATACTTTAGGTATCTGATGTTCCGGAATGCCAAAAATAATTCTATGCTCGTATCCATCGGCAAATCTTATAGTACGAGTATTAGGAGTTACTCTTTTTTGCGTATTATACGTCGGAGTTATAGAAGGAAAAGTTGCCATTATGCTAGTAATCCACCCGGTCTTTTTTGGTTTACTATCTCAGATTGTACTGCAATAGAAATTAAACGTCCTAATTGTTCGGCATCATTACTATCTCCTTCTACACTTGTTCCCGAAGCATCTACATTTACAACTACGCTAGTTCCTCCCCCGAGTTGATGATTAGGAACTATAGTACCGGCGGAATCTGGAACAAATAATTCGGGACCCCGTTCCCCAACTATAGAAGGGCGGCCTACGGGTGGACGACCGCCGTTTGCAAACTTAAGAAAATCAAAACCAAAACTTTTAAATATACTCATAACTCCAAAACGGATAAGTTGGTTTCTAATATCCATTAATATGCCTCTCGCAACTTCGCCTAATTTTTTAGTTCCATCTATAGCTGCTATTATTCCATTAGTTACGCCATCAGCTAAAGTAGTTACTATACCTTGGTATAGTTTTTCATGATCCGATAAAATTCCTGTTTGATCGTTTAATAAATCTTTTAAAGTTTTATTATCTACTAAATTTCCTTTAAGTAAAATAGACTTTCTTTCTTCTAAATCTTTAATTACTTGAGCAATATCTTTTAAAGTTAAGTTACTTTGTATAATTTCACTATTACTAATTCTTCCGGACATCTGATTAGTCAACTTAATAATATTATCTCTCGTTCCCTTTAGTTGATTTATTCTTTCATCTATTGCACTTATATCTAAACCTTGAGGTTGTATTTGTTTTACAAAAGTAGAGATTTTTTCTAAATCTTTATTTATGCTCATAGAAGGAACAAACATTAAGTTGAACCTTAAACCAGATATTTGCCTTTGAAACTCGCTAGTAAATAATCTATTTATACCTCCTAAAACCCTATTCGCCGCATCTAAAGCTCCTAATAAGGCGGGAGTAAGAACTTCCCCTATAGTTATCGCAAGTTTTTCTATATTATCTTGTAAAGTACTAAATTTACCGGCTAACGTTGTACTCTGGGCAACGGCTCCTCCGGCATATTGGCCTCCCGTTTTGGTTAAATTAATTAGTGCTTGATTTACTAGATCGGCACTTATTTTACCCCTTCGCATCATAGATTCAAACTCTACCCCTTGTTTCCCCGTAATACGTTTTAGTTCGCCGGTTATATCTACTCCTCTTTCTAATAACTGTAAGTTTTCTTCTTGTTGTAATTTTCCTTTTGCTCTGATCTGTCCAAAAGCCGTTGTTATACCGTCTAAATCGGCTCCGGTTGCTCCGGCTACATCTGATAATCGTTTAACGGTATCAACTAGCTCGTCGTTTTCGAATCCAAAAGCTTTTAAACGTTTAGTAGTTTCTATTAAGTCTTGAGTCTTAAACGGCGTAACGGCACCAAAAGCTTGTAATTCGCTAATAATTTTATTAGTTGTTTTTAAGCTTCCCGTTAATACTTCTAAACTTTTTCTTTGCGTTTCTAATTTAGCGGTATTAAATAAAACAAATTCGGCAGTTTTAAATAATCCAAAACCTAATAATAAATTTCTAGCCGCTCCCGCAACTGCATTTAAACCCCCCGAAGCTACAGCCGCCGCTGCACCGGTTGCTCTTAAACTTTTATTAGTTTTATCTATTCTCCCTTTTAATCTTCTATTATTACCGGCTAACTTTCTAGTAATATCATTAGTCCTTTGTAAAGGTCTTATAGCGTTACTTGCATTAACTATTAAATTAATTCTTGATTCTGT